TCTTAGATTCCTTACGCATATCATGCCATAATTCTTCATCCTGTAGTTCTTGTTCCATTCTACGTTTTTCTAAACTTACACCAACTAAAATTTTTTCAGTCTGTCCGAATTCTCTAGCATAGACAGTATGACCACCATCTGGACTTTCGTAAATATATTCAGCGTTTTCTTTCAATTTTCCCATATATCACCAACATTTTGTATAGTCTATTATTTCGCTTTGCCTACTTACTTCTTTGACAAAGTAAGCACACAAAGGCTTGGGTCCAGGTTGTAAAGGCGTACATAATAATTGACCTTGACGCATTTTAGGAAAGTACCATTTAACATCATGATAGACATCTACAATATCTATTTCGTGAAATTCTGGCCTAAAACTGCTCAATGGATTAAAGCAAAAAGTTTTAAATCCGCGATCATTCAAACTGGTCAAAGGTAGGACTTCCATCTCAGGACCTTCAGGATCACCTACTATGGTACACCAATCTAGAGGCATGGTTATTTCATTAGGTCCTATCCGTAAAACTACAGCAGGACCAGTGAAACTTTCTAAGAATATTAGAGGTACAAAGTAATAGTCCGGGTTTGAATTATCACTGTTGTCTAATACTGCGAATCTTAGATCTTCGTCGATTTCATCGGGCAGATCATTAAGACTAAACAGCGTATCATCAAGTGTTAGAATTTGCATTATTGGTATTTGACCTTTCGTATTTCGAAGGGATAGTGTGCTTCCCTATAGAATTTTTTGCGCTCAGTAAGGTGGCGTTTTGCATATTTTGTAGAGGCAGTGAGGTCCCAGATTTGGACGAAGTCTTTATCTTCAGCTTTTCTAATGCCTCGTCCAATAGATTGGATAACCCTAACAAAGCTTTTTCCGGGCTCCAGAAGAACCAGATTAAAAATCCGAGGAATATTAATACCCACAGCGGCCACACCATAAGTCGCCACAATAATCTTGTTATCAGCAGTTTTAACTTCATCATACTCTTCTTTTCTATCTTTAGTTTTTACCCTGCCTGATATAAAAACTGCATCGTTTAAATTTTCTGTTAAAAATTCTCCGCTTTCAATCCTATCCACCAAGACTAGAGTATTTCCCGATTGTGATATTTCTTGTATTAATCGAGAAATATAACTCATTCTGTCTTTATCTGTCACAAGAAATTTAAGTTCTTCGGCATACCCACCAAATTCTTTCCATTCGGCTGTTTGAATGATATTTACATGACATTCGGCCAATACACCTTTTGTTTGCAATTCATGTGCAGCCACTCTGTGAACAACTTCACCCAGACTGGCACGTAGGCTTTGGAACTCAAAATCTTCTTTTGGTACTGTTCCTGTAAGTCCCCACCGAATAGGTGCATGACTTAAATTATGTGTCAACAACTTTTTTAAAACTTCTGCTTTTGCCATATGAACTTCGTCAACCATTACACATTGAACACCTTCTAGTAATTCTGCAAGAGTTAAAATTTCCTCATTTTCTTCACGATTTTTTGAATTTTTATCTAGAATATTCAAACTTTGCCAAGTGCAGATTGTGTGAGTTCGACCTAGTTCCTTTCTGTCTCCGTAGTACACTCCAACATCTAATCCTACATTAATAAAGTCTTCTTCTGTTTGTTCAACAAGACTTTTGTTAGGAACAATAGTTACAGTTTTTCCATATTTTTCACAGATTTTTGCCAATGTAGCCGTTGTAATAGTTTTGCCAAATCCTGTAGCAATTTCTTGTATGCACTGAGGGTTTTGTAAAAATTTATTAATTACTTCAACTTGATCGTCACGTAACCTAATAGGAGATCCGGCAAATCTATGTCCTTCGGGCCATGTTCTTTCACCCCAAAAATCTTCAAAAATTTCGTCAAATTTTAGGTCAAATGAGGGTCTGTTGTCTTCAAGGTCAATGTAATAATTTTTATGTTCTAAAAACTCCAAGACCTGTGGTAACATGCTAAGATAGGTTGTGCCTCCTAGGCCGAAAAAACTTACAGTACCGTCCCACCGACCTAATTTATAGGCCGGTCTGAACCGAGCAGTAGGGTCTTCATACTTAAATTTTTTAACTAACGCTTTACGAGTGTCAAGATCCAGATTTTCAATCTTAACATTGACTTCGTCTTTGATTATAACTTTACAGGATGCCAAAATCTAAATTCCCTTGATCGGATTTTTCCGAGTAGTATACCATATTTTCATGTTTTGAAACAAAATCTTTCATGGTATAATGAACATTACCATGTCCTAAGTTTATTATACTATGAAATTTGATATTTTGCTTAAAAATAGGCTTGGGTATTTTGCCACTGACGATTGTTATTTTAGTCTTATGGCTTAACGGGCTATTCAAATTGTTATTTTTCACAAATTCATTGAAATTCCTACCGGTATCCGATGGTAGTCTAAACATAACTGATATTTCATCATCGTCGATGCCTATACTTTTGAGAAAGTTGTAGGTCAACTCTAATTTTTTAAGTTCACTGCCACCAGGTATTATAAACAGTGCCGGAAGCATGTTTAGAACAATGTCAGAAATGTGTGAAATTTCGCATTTTTGTGAGTCTATCAAGGTTTGTTCACTAGGGTCGGTCTTGAGAAATGCCTTTGTTATCGAATTCACCGACTCGGACATCAAAAATTCTTCAAAATATGCGTCCCATACACAAATACCTTTTTTTCTTGCCTCAAATAGTGCCTCTAAATCATTCGTTGAGTGTATTGGAGGGAAATGCTTGGGCGCATTTTTCACAAAAATACCGTTATTTTCGTTTTTTGATAAAATTGGTATAAATTCCTCAAAGTTTTTAGTTACATCATTTACTTGATTAAGTAAATCCATAAACTCATCGCAAAAAGTCACTTCTTTATTTGCAAAAATCTCTTTTACAAACAAGAATTCTGATTCTTGAAATGAAAAATACCAGCATCTTTCCTCACTATCCCAGAAATTGTTGTTATAGGCATTTTTTCGTTTTCTAATCTTGTTTACAATTTCTTCGTTGTATGGAAATACTGCTTTTATTACTTTTCCGTCGCTCGGATGATTATAAATTGATATATTTGTGCTGGTTATCAATGTTCTGAATGGCAATTTATAGGTAGGATTGTCTAAAAATTGATCAATGTCTTGTCCTAGTGCCGATTTCATTCCTAACTTGTATTTTTTTAAAAGTCTGATGGCTAGAATTGCTTGTTTTTCCGTATACCCTTTGCCCTCGTATGTCTGATTAATGAAACTTTGAACAACATTGTTATCATACAACGATAAAAGCGAAGAACACTGTATACCGAGTACAGAAATTAGGTTTTCTATGGTCATTTTTTTATAAAGTTATGTCTTCAAGTCCGGCAGCACGTAATTTTATTACATTACTAAGTTGCCATTGTTTAATATCCAGCCCTTTGATGATTCCTAACCATTGATTTCGCAATAAAGCGAATTCGCAGACAATATGTTCCATGTCTACTACGTCTTGCTCACCTTCTACATACTTTTCCACGTCTCTTGAACTTAGGGCACGTTGATAATTTTCTAAATATTTCCTAAATACCTTAGATTTAGTGCGTCTGAGTTCGATATTTAGATATTCAAGAATACCTTCTATTTCTTGAAGTTGGTTAAACCTATGCTCAACAATACCAGGTAAAGAAGCAGAAGCCTTTTCCACGTTTCCGTGTATTTTGACTTCTGTTTTTGCTTTGTCTAGTTCTTGATAGTAAAATTCGATACAGTTAGGGAGATGTGCAAGGTCTTTACTGACTTTTGAGTACCAAGACATCAGTAGTCCTCTTCATCTCCTTCGTCCCAATCATCGAAGTCTTCCTCTTCATCCTCTTCTTCCTCTGCTCCTGCTACTAATTCAATTGCTTCGTCTAAATGAGGATCGTACCCTTTAAGGCCTTCCAGCGTATCTAAATCTACATCATGTCCTTGTAGAAATTCTACAAATTGACTGGCTGCTGTCTGTCTAGTCTTTTCTGGAATATAGTCTCTAAAAGTTTCCCATACTTCAATAATAAGTTCTTCGTCCATTATGCTTCCTCAGATGCTTCAGGTTCAATTGCAGCGGATGGTAATGAAGTGTTGTCCCATTCTGCCATGATAAGCATTAACTTATCTTCGGTCCAGTTCTTGCGAAATTCGCTTACAATCTCACCTGTCTTCTTACTTATATATTGTAACTTATTTCCGCTTTTTGTCAATACTCCCATTTTTTCAAACATATCTACAAGACCTGATGTAGGACTCATACCTGTTGAATAGGGGATTTTAACTTGAACTGATTCGAACGGTTTAGCATAACGAGTCTTCATTACCTTACATGCTGAACGAATGCCCAATACATCTGAAACTTTGTTGCCATCCTCATCCTCTTTTAGTTTGAGTTTTTTCATAGCAACTACAATAGATGACGCATAGATAAAGCCTTGCCCGCCACTAATTTTGTCATCCGGATCGAACATGTCCTGACTTGCGTATGTATGATTAGTACATACCAGTCCAACATTATAACTACCAAACATATTAACACAGTTACGAACAAGTGCTGTTAGTGCCTTAGGCTTACGGCCCATGTCACCTTTCAAATCACCTGCTTCAAATTGATTAATATCAGTAGGTGTCATCAACATACCTAGACTATCAATAACAAAAAGAACCTTAGGCCGGTCTTCCATGGCCTTGTATTCTTTCATAAATTCATTAATAGTCTTAGCAACATCGTCAATCATGGCCATGTTAAGTTTAAGAAGTTTATCTTCTGAAACATCAACACCTAATGCTTCTAGCCATGCTTGATCTAGTGCATTTTCGGAATCAACTAGAATGCAATAGATTCCTTGGCTCTGTGCGTGTCTAATAATATTACCCGAGCAAATGTACGATTTACCTGCTCCTGATTCACCAGCAAAGACCGTTACCTTACCTAAAGGAACTCCTTTAAAGAAGTCCCCGGAGATAAGATAGTTTAGTGCATAATTGCCTGTCGAGATCCAATCAGTCGGATCATTAAAGCCAATACCTAAACCTTCAATAGATTTAGTAATTGACTTTCGAAACTTTGAAATATCGAAAGCCTTACCCATATTATACTCCTAGTTTGTGCTCTTTGTAAGAGACTACTAGTTCTGTTCTACCAATTGCCTGTAACCATGTATTAAGACGATGAACAATAGTAGAATCGTCTTTGGGATTGTCAAAGTTAATGTTACAATCCATTACTGTGTCGCCAGACTGGTCTTCGCGAGAACTATAATTTAGAGAAAAATTCTCATTAACCTTTATTGCTTTTGCCATCACAATCACCTATTACTGTTGATTGCGTTTACGGATCATTGCAATAATATCTGCGGCTCTTTGGCTAGCATCACCACCTGCTGGTTCTGTTTTAGTAGGCTGAGTATCCGATTCAAATGGAGCATCTTCTTCCACAGTTTCTGCTACTTGTTTTACAGGCTGAGGTTTAGCGGCTACAGGTTTAGCAGCAGATTCTACATTGCCCATTCCTGCCGGTTTGAAATATTGTCCCCAACGTTCCATGTCAAATGCTTCACCATCTACACTTGCTTCAAACATTTCTTTAATAACTTTGAGTTCGACTTCACCTGGCTTCTTGGGCAGAAAGTCTTTTAAACTATACAAACCGTACTGTTCAATTGCTGCCTTTTCTTCTGTACTAAGAGCACGTTCTCGACGAGCCCAAGTTGAAGTAGAGTAGTCAGCATAACCGCCTTTTGAAGTTTTTGTAATTTTAAAATCTAGACCACGTACATAGTCGGTGGGCAGTTCTTCAATCTCACTGTCCATGAGGGCATTTTTAACAATGTTAAAAATCTGGCTACCTATGATAAATCTACGAATAGGATTCTCTGGACTTTTATCTTCAGTAAGATTACTTTGAACCACAAAGCCTTGGAAAAGATAGGATTTTTTCTTCCAGTACTTACGACCCATTTCCTCGAGTGATTTGTCCTTAAACCAAGGACGAACTTCTGTT